ATTAAATTTACTGCTTCAGGGACATACACAGCATGAGTTATTTTGCTAGAGTTGAAAACAGTGTTGTTCAAGATGTAATTTCTGCTGAACAGTCTTTTATAGACACACAAGCAGGCATCTGGATTCAAACATCATATAATACTAGAGGCGGTATTCATTACGGTCCTGACGGTAAACCTGATGGTGGAATAGCTTTAAGGGCTAATTTTGCTGGTATTGGGTATACATACGATTCTGTAAATGATGTATTTTATGGACCACAACCATACCCTTCTTGGATTATTAAGGGACCAACTTGGATTTGGGAAGCACCTGTGCCTTACCCTACAGATGGTCAAAGATATAAATGGGACGAAGCAACTAAATCTTGGGTAGCACTATGACAACAACCATCAACGCTTCTACCATTAATGGCTTTGTAACAACTGCTGATACTAGCGGTCAGTTAGCTATTCAAGCCAATGGCACAACAGTAGCTACAGCGCAATCTACAGGGCTTAATATTGCTTCTACAGGATTGGTGTTTAGTGATTCAACTACGCAGACAAGTGGTAGCGGAGTAGCAAAGGCTTGGGTAAATTTTAATGGAACAGCAACAAGTGGAAGCGCAACAATTCGTGCTTTTTATAATGTATCTTCTGTAACAATTAATGGAACTGGACTTTATACAGTAAATTTTACAAATGCTTTTGCAGATGCTAACTATACAACTGTTGGTGGCGCATCTAGATATGCTTATGGAACTTCATCTTATGGTTCTAATGTTCATCCTGAAAACATAAGTTCAAGCCAAGTATATTTACAAGTTGGATACGAAGATACTTATTCAGGGCCAATAGCCATAAATTCATATTATGTTGGTATTGCAGTATTCAGATAATTAAGGAAAAATAATGTCAGTCGTTATCAACGGTTCATCAGGAGTAACAGTTCCAATAGTCTATCAAAATGCACAGACTATTTCGACTAACTACACTATTCCTGCAAGTACTAATGCTGTTAGTGCAGGTCCTATCACCATCGGCACAGGCTATGTTATAACTGTAACTACTGGCTCACGCTGGGTAATCGTTTAAGGATAAATTATGGCTGGCACTCTAGTCGCAAACACAATTAACACCGATACAGGTCTATTTAGCACTAATAATGCTTATAGCGGTATTGCTAAAGCATGGGTAAATTATAATGGAAGCACTCAAACAATAAATAATAGTTTTAATGTAAGTTCAGTAACTAGAGTTGGTTCGGGTGATTACACAGTTAATTTTTCAACCGCTATGCCAAACGCTAACTATGTTTTTGCAGCAACAGCACAAAATACTTCAGGTGTAGGTACATTTATTAGTCAAAAAACATCAACAACACCTACCACAACATATTGTGAATTTTATGTTGTGACTACAGCAGTTACATTAGTTGATACTCCAATATTCTGCGTTACATTTTTTGGAAACTAAAGGATAAATCATGGCAGGAACAATCGTAGCGGACACGCTTCAAGATGGTGCTGGTAATAGCACAGCAATGGATAATGCCATTTATGGTAGTGCAAAGGCTTGGGTAAATTTTAATGGTAGCGGTGGAACAATTCGAGCTTCATATAATGTATCAAGCATTACAGTTTCAGCAACAGGTCAATTTTTAGTTAATTTAACTAATGCTTTGTCTGATGCTAACTATGCTGTTATAGCAAGTGCTTCTTCTACTGCTTCTAATGCTGCTGGCGGTGTAAATATAATGACAGGAACTCCTTGGTCTGTATTAACTCCAACAACTACTCAATTTGGCATAGTTACACCAATTTCAACAACAACTGCAACAGCATTAACTTACACCTGCGTAGCAGTATTTAGATAAGGAAATAAAATGTCACAAGTAATTATTTATCAAAATTCAAACGGTAATGTTTCTGTCTGTGTCCCTACAGGCGAATTGCCTATTAATGAAGTTTTGGCAAAGGATGCTCCAGCAGGTGCAATTATCGTGGATGATTCCACACTACCTCAAGGCGCAGATGCCCAATTCTTTGACGCATGGAAGCTAAATGGTTCTACTGTTACTGTAGATTTCCCAACAGCCCAAGCCCACAAACTGCGTGACTTTAATGCTGCTGCGGTTCAAGTAGCCCAAAAGCGTCAATTAAACACATTAGCTGGTATTGAAAACACCCCAAGCGATGCAGACTTTACAGCTAATCTAACTGCTGGTCGTACTGCTATTGCGTCTGCAAAAACAACGATTGATTTAGTAGCTATTGCTAATCCAGCCTAAGGAGGCGTTATGTCTTTAGTATTAGACGGAAGTAATGGAATAACATTCCCAAGTGGTAGCACTCAAAATGCTGCTTGTGCTGCTTGGGTAAGTTTTACTGGAACGACTGGAGCAATTAATGCTTCTTATAATATTGCATCGGTAACAAGAACTGGAACTGGTTTATATACTATTGTTTTTACTAATGCTTTAACTGATGCAAACTATGCTGTTGTTGGAATGGGTCAAAGATTATCTTCAGATGGAAACAATGCTGGATTTGTAGCACTTAACCACAGTAGTAACCCAACCACAACAACTTTTTATCTTGCCACTATGGATAATGCCGCTAACCAACTTGATCAAAATAAAGTATCAGTAGCGGTATTTAGATAATGAACAAATTAACACAAGCTGAAGTAAATGCCTTAATAGGCTGATAAAATAAGACATGATTTAAAGCCGCCTGTGAGGGCATAGGGGCTATATCGAGAATTGGATTAATCATGGCAATGTTCAGTCAGAATACTATTACGCAAGTCAGCGGATTTGACAATCCCTGTATTGCTGGTGAATTGGTTTGGGAGCAACAAACTTATTGGAATTTAGACATCGTAGCATCTGATGGCATTACGCCATTAGATTTAACATCTGCCACGATTGATGCACAAATTATTCGCAGAACCGTAACAAATCTTCAAGATTCAAGATATGGTTTGTCGTTTGATATTGGTGATTACATACCAACTCCAACGCCAGTAAGCCTTACTATTACAAATGAAGTTGCCGCACAAGGCAAATTTACCCTAGTTATTAACGATTCAACCTGGGGGCTAATGGCTGATGATCCAGAATTAGATATTGCCGCACAAGATTGTGTAGCGTATTCTGGTCGCATTAAGATTAGTTTTCCCGCATCAGGATCAAACCCCGCTAATGATTACATCATCTTTTTGTTGTTTTTGATCCGCTCTGATGGCATTGTTGTGGAGTAATCATGGGCATAAAAGTTAATGTAACGGATCAAAACAATGTGTCCGTATCTGTAGTGCCACAAGCACGGCAGACAGTTAAAGTAACTACCCCACCAAATCAGACGATTAGCATTAATCGTGGATTAATTGGCCCACAAGGTTTAAGCGGATATTCTGGATATAGCGGTCAATCAGGACAATCTGGCCAATCTGGATTTAGTGGCTATTCTGGTCAAAACGGAACTATTGGACACGATGGTGCATCTGGCTATTCTGGCTATTCAGGATTTAGTGGATATAGCGGATCAGGTGTAAGTGGATATAGTGGCTTTTCTGGTATTTCTGGATTTTCTGGCGCAGTTGGTCAAAGCGGTATATCGGGATATAGCGGTTTTTCTGGAATCAGCGGTTACTCAGGGAGTGGCACAAGTGGATATTCTGGGTTTAGTGGTACATCTGGATTTTCTGGATTTAGTGGATATTCGGGTTCTGGTGTTTCTGGCTATAGTGGGTTTAGCGGTATTAGCGGCTATAGCGGTGCTAGTGGTTTATCTGGTTTCTCTGGTTTTAGCGGAATAAGCGGTTACAGCGGATCAGGTGTAAGTGGTTATTCTGGATTTAGTGGTTATAGTGGCCAACAAGGTACATCCATTAATATTAAAGGCACGGTTGCTACACCAGCCGATTTACCAGCAACAGGCAATCTTCCAAATGATGCTTACATTGTTTCTTCCAATGGCGATCTTTATGTATGGTCTGGCACAACTTGGAATAATGTAGGTGAAATTGTAGGGCCACCAGGCACATCTGGTTATTCTGGTTTTTCGGGTTACTCTGGTATTTCTGGTTACAGCGGTTTCTCAGGCATTTCTGGATATTCTGGTTACTCTGGTATATCTGGCTTTAGCGGAAGCGGTATAAGCGGTTATAGCGGGTTTTCTGGTTATTCTGGGTCTGGTGTATCGGGTTGGTCTGGATTTAGCGGTATAAGCGGTTTTAGTGGATTTTCAGGCTATTCTGGTAGCGGTGTTTCTGGTTACT